AGCATTTCTGGCCAGAGATAGCGGTTATCGTTTGTTCCTTTTTGTTTTCCTGCGACGCTGAATGGTTGGCAGGGAAATCCTCCAGTAATGACATCTGCTTCGTATTCTTTTCCTTTGACATTTTTTATATCCTCCTCGATTGGTATGTTAGGAAAGTTCTTTTGTAAAACTTTCTGACAGTATTTGTCCATCTCAACAAATTTTACAGTTTCAAAAAATCCAGTAGAGTCTAAGCCTAAAGCAAATCCTCCTATACCTGAAAATAAATCAAGAACTTTTAGTTTTCTTTCCATCTTTCAACTTTTTTATTTCTAATTGACAATAATGTATTATCTTTTCTAAGTCTTGTATACCGTTTTTATTTTTATAACGGCAAACATATTTCACAACGTTGCCTTGAAAGAATGAAAGATCATTCTTTGAAATAAATTCATAAGGCTGTATTGGAAATTCTTTATAGTGAGATCCTCCGATTTGTTTATCTTGTGGAAACACACTTTCAAATATATCTTTAGATGTCATAACCCCTTTCTGTTTTTGCATAAATTATATTTAACTCTTTCTTAGCTCTAGTAACACCAACATAAAATAACCTATGTTCATCATCGGGATTATCTAAATACTTATAGTACGCTGCATTACTTAAATCAGTTATCAAAACCACGTTATCTCTTTCATTACCTTTTACCCCATGAATAGTTGATATTTTAATTCTAGGGTCTTTAGATAAATCTTCTCCATTTTTTATTAATTTCTGTATCTTACTTATTTCATGATCTCCTAAATCATCAAAAGCAATATACCACTCTTCGTCAGTTTTTAAACCATATTTTTCTTTTAAGGTATCTATGTCATAAAAATCTTCTTTAGACATGTGTTTCATACTTTTTAGGTCTACATTTTTAGACATTTTGTTAGTTATCTTTTTATAATCATTATAATGTAGAGGGATGCCTTCTCTTAATTTATTCCAATTTTCTATCAAAGAATAAATATTTTTAACTCTTGGAGTTGAGTTTCGACGTTGAAAATAAAAGTCATTTTGATCTAGGTAATAAGCTATCTTTTCTAAGAATAAATTTGTTCTAGCCAATATTAACCACTCACCTTGAGATAAGTCTACTCTATCTATTTCCCAATGATATTTAACTTCACCTAAATCTTCTTTTGGAACCCAATTCTTCTCTACTCTATTCTTAACTTTTTTAATAATATTGTTAGCAACATTAAATATTTTTTGAGGCACCCTATAAGATTGTTGAAGAATAACTTTTTCTCCCTCAAGGTTAATAAAACTATCTGCGTCTGCACCATTCCATTTATAAATAGCTTGGTCATCATCACCTGCAATAATAGATCGTTTAGAATTTTTTTCTAATTTCTTAACGATGTCCCATTGTATCAAACTTAAATCTTGAGCCTCATCTACAAATATAACTTCAAACTTAGGACTCTCCCCTTTGTCTAAAAATTTTTCTAACATATCAATGTAGTCAATTAACCCTTTTTGTTTCTTGTAACGATATAATTCCTTATTAATTATATCTAATTTATCGTATGTTAAGTTATAGCTATTACCGTTTTGATTATATAAATCTATTGGAGACATTCTTTTATTTCTAGCTAAACTAATTAAAGAAATGTAAGGATCTTTAGAATGCAACACACCTTCATGGTCATGGTCATATCGAATACCTTCAAACTCTATCTGTAGATCTCTACCTAAGTCTCTATAATCTTTTTCTTGCATTACATTTTCTTTCTTCAAACCTAATATATTAAAACAAAATGAGTGAAGAGTTCTAAAATATGGTAAGTCTTTTTCTGTTAAATTAAACTTATCCATAGCTCTGCTCTTACCTTCTTGTGCTGCGTTCCTTGAAAATGTAAAATAACCTATCTTACTTGGTTCAACTTTTTGTAATACCTTCTCAAGTTCATTCATTAAATAGTAAGTCTTGCCTGTACCTGGTGGTCCGTAAATTATCTTTCTCATTAGTAATTATCCTTGCTAAAAGTTTTTTGTTTATATGTTTGTGTTTTTTTATCAAACCTAGCTACTACAAAGACTGAGAGTTTAGTTTTACCAACTCTCTTTGTAAAACAATGTAAGTGATCTTTTAACATCTGTGATGTTCTTTGATACTGCACTTTCCAATGTCTGCGAGATAGATATTGATGAAAAAAATTGTCGAATACAAAGTAATGGTATTCATCCTTTGTATATGTCCCACCGTTTTTAAGATCTTCAAAGTCATCTTTTTTAACTCTATTCAAACAGTAATCTTCTAGATAATTTTTAAGTATGTCCTTGGTTCCTGTTCCCTCAGCTGGCTCCGTTATCTCTGCACCCTCTAATAAAATATTAGTTTTTTGTTTCCATTCGTTTGTCTTTAATGTTGGTGGATTAAATCTAAGTTGCTTAACACATTCTTCTTGAAACAAAGCTTGATTGGTCAAGTGTTTTGCAGAGTCTAAGTACAGTCTATCTCCATCTACATTCATGTAATAATATGGTTCTTCTAGATTAACGACTTGTAAATCTGTTAAATTAGGAAACACAGCTTCTTGTCCAATACCAAACTTTCTTGTCTTACATAACTTTTTATCACATAGACTACACATTGGTTGGTCATTACACTTATAACCCCAATCTTTTTTATCATGTTGTTTAGTAATTATGTTTACTTCTGTATCAGACAACGGTTGTTCCATCGCACTTTCGTTAAATATAACTATCTTTGATTTCCAATTCTGTGGCCATTTAGACTTAGCATATACACCATAATGAAATAGAGCATTATTCCTACCACCCTCACCAACTCTATTTTGCATCATCAACTCAATACATGGTGGTCCATCACTATATTCTGATTTTGGTCTTTCTACTTTTATTGTTTCAATATCTATAACTTTTGTATCTTCATACAAATTAAAAAAACCATCTAGTGTAACAGCATTTCCATCTTTATCAAAAGCATATCTTGTTGTTCTATCACCATTAAAGTATGGTAAATTTAAAAAATTCCCTGTATCATCTTTAGATTTTAATTCACGTTGTTTTGGAAAAACTTCTGATCCACCATAACCTAATACAGATCTTATTTCATTTAACTTATCTTGCATTGATGCAGCAGACACGTAATCGGATGTAAATAAAAAAACATGTGCACCACCAGACTTAGATCTAAACACTATTAGTGGTAAATTTAAATTTTTAATTTTGTTTATTAATTGTTTGTGATCAAACCCTGCATAAGAATCTATATCTATGCAACCCCATTTACATTTGTTCTCATCATTAATTGGTATTACACCTAAACTATCTATACCTTCTAAATGTTTTTGCCATAACTCATCTGTAACAGGTTCTCTTTTAACAAAAGATTTACCTTTTATTTTAGTGCCGTTACTAATAGATTCTGTAACTTTAGTGACACCATGAGCACGATCTAATCCTTCAAATATTTCTGTAAACTTTCTAATATTTTCCATAGCTTTTTTAAGTGGGCGGATCCACGCTAGCTTAACCGCCCACTACCTAGGATTCTAGTAGTTTGAAGAGCCTTGTTTAGCAGGTTCTTCTGAGCTATGTTTTGCTTCAACCTCACCCTTACCTACACTAATGGCAAAACTTTTAGCCATTTCATAGATACCTTTGTCTGTGACAGGACCAACTTTTTCTACATCCCAACCAAACCATGTTCCTTTGTCATTAGACATTTGAACAGTCTTTAGTTTATAAATGTGACTATAAGTAGGCGGAGTAAACAAACCGTTTTTACCCTGCATTTTTAAACCCATCATCATTGAATTCCATTTTCTACTAACTTTAAGCTGAGTAGATTTCATAGAAATCAAAGCAGATTGTGGGGTATCACCTAGCTGCAACACAAAGTGATTTGCAGTATTATCAAGATAGTTACCATTTGGTAATCTATCTTTATACGATTTGTCCCTAGTGGTTTGACTAATTATATCACTGTCTGCTTCATGTATTGCTACAGGAGCACCAGTGCTTTGTCCTCGATCTTGCCATTCGATGTA